ACCTTACACACATAGAATATACAAAGGCGAAGTAGAAATGGAAGTTATATTTCTTGCTTTAGATCGCCCTGAAGATGTTAAAAAACTTTTATCGCTAGAACTAACTGGTGTATGGGTTAATGAAGCAAGAGAGCTGCCTAAATCAATAATAGATGCCTGTACTATGAGGGTAGGTAGATATCCTTCTATGCGTGATGGTGGTGCTACTTGGTATGGAGTAATTGCTGATACTAACGCACCAGAAGAAGATCATTGGTGGGCAATTATGGCTGGAGATGTACCAGTACCAGAACATTTATCAAGAGAAGAAGCTATTATGTTAGTTAAACCTGAAAACTGGTCATTTTATAATCAGCCAGGTGGTATGATAGAAATAATAAAAGAAAAAGTTTTACATGGATATGAACCTAATAAACTATCTGAAAACAGTAATAATTTAACTCCTAAGTATTATGAGAATATAGTTAAAGGTAAAACTAAAAGTTGGATAGATGTTTATGTAATGAACAAATATGGAACATTAGAAGATGGTAAATTAGTTTATCCTAGTTTTAAAGAAGAAGTTCATGTAGCAAAAGAAACAATACCAATAGCTAATGCTCCAGTTACAATAGGAATTGATTTTGGATTGACACCAGCTGCTGTGTTTGGTCAAAGACTTCCTAGTGGTAAATGGAATATAGTAGGAGAACTTGTTTGTTTTGATATGGGTATATCTAGATTTTCTGATTTATTAAGAGTAGAAATAAATAAAAGATTTGGTAATTTAGATATAGAAATATGGGGCGACCCAGCTGGAGATTTTAGAGCGCAGACTGATGAAAGAACTGCATTTATGGTAATGCGACAACATAATATAATTGCTAAACCAGCTCCTAGTAATGATGTATCTCTTAGAATAGAATCTGTAGAAACAACTATTAATAGATTAGTAGATGGCGAACCAGCTTTTCTTATTGATAAGAGCTGCCAAAATTTAAAAAAAGGATTTAATGGTGGTTATCATTATAGAAGAATACAAACTTCAGGAGATAGATATGATGATAAACCAAATAAGAATAGATACTCTCATGTTCATGATGCATTACAATATTTAATGATGGGAGCTGGAGAAGGAAGAAAATTAATAGCTGGTAATAAAACTGGACATACCCATATAGCTAAACAAAAATGGGATATATTTAAAACTAAACCAAAGAAAAGTACATGGGATTTCCTCAGAAAGAGTGGTTAGTATATTTTTATGAAGCAAGTGGACACAATAAGTCTATTCGTTTTTTTAAAAAAGGATACAAACATTGTGGAGCTATTGGCTACTGTGTTGAAAAAGATATATGGGTTATGCAAGAGTTTATTTATGGTAAGTATAATGTGGAAATATTAGAAGGTAAAGATGTTGATGCTATTTTTAGGTTTATTAAAAAAGTTAAAGGAAAAGTTCTCAAAGGAACTATGAGAGAAGATGTAAAATTAGGATTACCAAGATTATTTAGTTCTTGGATTAAAGAACATTCATGTGTTAGTTATGTACAGAGATTGTTAGGTATGACATATTTTTGGATATTTACACCATATCAACTCTTTTGTGCGTTGAAAAAACAAAAATTCTATGAAATAGAGTTATAATTATGGGAATATTTAGAGCTCCAAAGCCACCTCCTCCTGATCCTGAATTAGAAAAACAGATGAAAGAGAAAAGAGAAGCTGAAGAAAAAGAATTAGCTAAGAAAAAAGCAGAAGAAAAAAGACAAAAGAGAAGAAGGGAAAGAGGACTTGTTGGTAGTCGTTCTTTATTTACTAAAGCTGGTGGTGCTGGTTTTTATTCTGAAGGAGAAATGAATTAATGGGTTCAAATAAAGGAACTAACTCAAGAGCTGGTGCTGGAGATAGGTCTAATAATCAATCAAATCAGGGAACACAACAAGTTAAAAAAGTATTAGGTATTGGTCAAGGTAATAAAGCAAATAATTTAAAAGGAAAAGATCAAGATTTTTATGGTTCTGAAGCTTCTAAAGCTACTGATGATTATTTAGTATCACAAAAAAAAGTTAAAGTAGGAAATTATTTTAAAAAAGTTGGAGGTAATTTTGTTAGAATAAGTAAAGCAGAAGGAGAAAAATTATATGCTAAAGGCGACCCAAGTATAAGTCGATCAGTAATAGGTAATAAAAGTAGTTTAGGGTTAAAATATGGACAATCAAATTCAGCTATGGGTTCAGGGGACCCTACTGGTATTATGACTTCTATACAAATATCAGAACCAATGTTTGAATCACAAAAAAGAACACAAAGTCTTTTTTTAGGTGGAATGACTTTAATGGGAGCTCCTTTAGCTGGTACTGCTTTTGCATATACTAATAGACCTGGCAATACTTATGATAATTATTTAAAAAAATTTTATTCAACTATGTCTAGTTCAGGAATACAATCATCTCAAAAAATTAATCAAACAACTGATGATGTTGTATCTAATCAAGATCAAGTAGTAGACCCAAATACAGAAGAAAAAGAAATTTCTACTGCAACTAAATTTAAAAAGAAAAAAGCTAATAATGCATCAGATAATATAGCTGATGCTAGATCATTATTTAAAACTACTAATCAAACTATAAAAGGAAGTATGGCATAATGTCTTATGAAATGCCTGATATAACTCCTAATGTTGGAGATACTGCAAATAGTGTAGCTACTTTTTTGAAAAGATTTAAAAAAGCAGAAGGAATAAAAGATTATTGGAAAGATAAATTTGAAGAAGCATATGAATATTGTTTACCTCAAAGAGAATCTTTTTATGAAGAAACACCAGGCGAAAGAAGAACTGATAAAATATTTGATGAAACAGCAGTAGTAGGAATACAAGAATTTGCTAGTAGATTACAAGCTGGTATGACACCTACTTTTGCAAGATGGGCAGATTTTGAAGCTGGAACTGAAATACCAGATGATTTAAAACCACAAATAAATGAACAGTTAGATGCAATAACTAGCTATGTATTTGAGATATTACAAAATAGTAATTTTAATACAGAAGTACATGAATGTTTTATGGATTTAGCTGTAGGTACTGGATGTTTATTAGTAGAAGAAGGAGATGCAATTAATCCAATTAAATTTAATGCAATACCTTTACCACGCATAACTTTAAACTCAGGACCAGATAATAGAATAGATCAAATTTATAGAACACGATATATTGATTATGAAGATTTACAATCAATCTATCCTAAAGGAAATATACCTTTTGAAATAATGAATAAGGTTAGACATACAAAAACAAAATGTACTGTTGTTGAAGGTGTTATGCGTTTGTATGATGAACCTAATGTAGAAAAATATAAATACTGTGTTGTACTTCCTAAAGAAAAAATAATGATAGAAGAAAAAGAATTAAAAGGTAATGCTTCTAATCCATATTTAGTATTTAGATGGAACAAAGCAAGTGGCGAAGTTTATGGTAGAGGACCAATCTTTAATGCAATGGCTGCAATTAAAACTACTAACTTAACTGTAGAAATGATTTTACAAAATGCACAGATGTCAATTAGTGGTATTTATACTTTTGAAGATGATGGTGTAATTAATCCTGATAATATTCAACTTGTTCCCGGTAGTCTAATTCCAGTATCGCCTGGCAGTAGAGGTTTAGTTCCTTTAAATGGAGCTGGAGATTTTAATGTAGCTCAATTAATATTATCTGACATGAGAACAAATATTAAAAAAGCTTTATACATGGAAACTTTAGGTAGACCAGAAGGTACACCAATGTCAGCAACAGAAGTTGCAGAAAGAATGGCAGACCTATCAAGACAAATAGGTTCTTCATTTGGTAGATTGCAGTCTGAGTTTGTAACTCCATTACTTCGTAGAGTAATTAGAATATTATCTAAACAAGGTAGAATAGATATTCCTAGTGTAGATGGAAAAGAAGTAAAAGTAGTACCTCGTTCTCCATTAGCTAAAGCACAACATCAACAAGATGTAGCAGATGTAAGTAGATTTAATGAAATCATTGCTATGACATTTGGTCCACAAATGTTAAACATGATAGTTAAACAAGATGAAGTAGCTAAGTATTTAGCTGAAAAAATGAACTTACCTGAAAAATTAATTAGAGATGCAGCTGAACAACAAGAATTAGCAAATCAGTTGCAAAACATGGCTCAACAAGGTAGTATGGGTTCAAATGAGTTGGAACAGCCTCAAGGATAAAAAAAAACCAAAAGAAATTTCGGTTGAAGAAAATAGAATTAATAAATTATATGCTTCTGTTTTTTCTACTGATGCTGGTAAGGAAGTTTTAACACATTTAAAATCAATTACTGTAGATTCAGTAAGTGGTCCAAATATAGAAACCAATCAATTATTTCATATGGAAGGTTCAAGATTTTTATATGCAATAATACAAAACAGAATAAACAAAGGAAAAGAAAACAATGGCTGAAGATAATGGGCAACCACAAGAACAACAACAAGAACAAGCAAGTAGACCAGAATATATATCAGAAAAATTTTGGGATACTGATAGAGGAGAAGTTAATATTGAAGCATTAGGTTCTTCTTATAAAGCATTAGAATCTAAACTAGGACAACGAACAGAAGAATTAACAAAATCTATTCGTGAAGATTATGAAAAGGAAAGATTAGGTAAAGTACCTGAATCATATGAACTTCCTACTCCTGAACTTCCTGAAAATGTAGATGTTAATTTAAGTCCTGATGTACCTATGGTTCAATGGTGGCAAGAATTTTCTAAATCAAAAGGTTTATCACAAGATGATTTTAATGATGGAATTAAAGCATTTGTAGATAATGCTGTAGCTGACATACCTAGTCAAGAAGATCAAATAGCTGAGTTAGGCGATAATGGTAAAGCTAGAATAGAAGCTGTTGATTTATGGGCAAAGAAAAATCTTTCTGAAACTGCATATAATTCTGTTTCAAACATTGCAACAAGTGCTGATAATATTAAAGTTTTAGAAGAAATAATGGGATTAACAAAAGATTCTTCTATTCCTAGTTCTGATACTGCTATTGATGTAAATGCTAGTGAAGATGATTTACGTTCTATGATGAGAGATGCTCGTTATTGGGATGACTCTAGGAGAGACCCAGCATATGTAAATAGAGTTACAGCTTTATATGAAAAAAAATACGGAACTACTCCAGCAAAAGTTTAATCTTAAAATAAGTTATCAAGATGTTCTTGTAGAAAAAGATAAAGCAACATTTTCTAAACCTTCTGATTCATATGGAGAATTTGATCATAGAAAAAATTCTATTACGATTCAGGAGGATTTATCTAATTTAGATTATTCATGTACTTTAATACATGAGGTACTTCATGCAATAGCATATTATTATAATTTAACACAATCAGGACAACCTTTAGATGAAGAAAATAAAGAAGAAGTAGTTATCAATGCACTTTCTAATGGTTTAGTAGCAACACTTAAAGAAAACCCTATACTTTTAAAAATATTAGTTGAAAAACTTAAGAATGTGCGTTGAATTAAAATAAATTTTATGAGATAGAATATACAAGCCCTTTTTTGTGGGTATTTGTGCCTATGATATCTATGGACAACACAAGGAATACATAAAAGACAAGCGAAACAAACTTTAAATTGAAAGGATAATATAATGGCTAGTTCAATTACTAACGCATTTATTACGCAATTTGAAGCTGAAGTCCACATGGCATACCAACGCATGGGGTCAAAAATGAAGAATTTAGTTAGAAATATTAATGGAGTTACTGGTTCAACAGTTACTTTTCAAAAACTAGCTAAAGGTTCTGCAACTACAAAAGCAAGACATGCTGAAGTAGTAGCTATGAACAGCGCACATAGTAATGTGTCTGCTTCTTTAAATGACTTTTATGCAGCTGATTATGTTGATAAACTGGATGAGCTTAAAACTAATATCGACGAAAGAGGGATTCTTGCTAAAAATGCAGCTTATGCATTAGGTAGAAAGACTGACTCAATCATTATTGATATTATTACTGCTGCAACTTCTATAGCGGCAAATGTTTCATTTGGTGGTACAGCTTCTGCAACTGGCATGACTTTGATCAAAGCTCAAAACATGCAAACTGTTTTTGGAAACAATGATGTTCCTGATGACAACCAAAGATACTGGGCATTAGGTCCAACCCAATATGGAGAACTATTAGCAGTTGATCAATTTGCTAATCAAGACTATGTTGGTCCAGCTGATCTTCCATTCTTAAGTGGCGAACAAACTGCTAAAAGATGGATGGGATTCTTAATCTTTACTCACTCTGGTTTAACTAAAACTGGTAACGACAGAAAAACTCTAGCATGGCATAAGTCATCTTGTGGTTTAGGTGTTGGTACTGATGTGAGAACTGAATTGAATTACATTCCTGAAAAAGTAGCACACCTTGTTACTTCTATGTTAAGCATGGGTTCAGTTTTAATTGATGGCGATGGAGCTAGAGTACAGCTCTGTACAGAATAAGAAAGGAGAATATTTATGGCATATGCAATAGCAAACCCAATTAAAAAAATCTCCCAATCAGGAGATGAAAATTCTCTCTGGTATTATACTGACGGAGATGCCAAATCAACAGTAGTTGCTTCTGGTTACTTTAACCTATCATATCAAGAATTAAGCAAAGGAGATGTTATTCTTTGTTCTATTGGTGTAGGTGGAACGCATGAAATGGATGTTATCACTGTTACTTCAGCAACTGGAGCAACAACTGTAACAACTGTAGCACTTGCGTAACTGATATTAATTTGGTGGGGGAACTTTCCCCCATCATAAAACAATTAAATTATGGCAGTAACAAAAGTAGATATAGCAGCAAGAGCTTTAATTATGATCGGTGCGCAACCGATTTCGTCATTTACAGATGACAGTACAGAAGGATTAGTAACAAATAATATTTATGAAGAAATTGTAGAAGCTAGTTTAACTAGAACTAGATGGAGATTTGCTACTGGGCAAAAACAATTATCTTTATTAACAGCAACTCCAGCTGGTAGATATGAATATGCATATCAAATTCCAACAAATCCACAAGTTTTAGAAATATGTACAGTTACTTGTAATGATGTTGTTTTGCCTTATTCACGATATGAAGATATGATTTATTTAAATGGTTATGGTTCTAACTCAACTGTAATTATGGATTATATTTTTAGACAAGACGAAAGTAATTTTCCTCCCTATTTTCGTCTTGCCTTAGAATATAAACTAGCTTCAATCTATGCTGGAGCTGTTGCAAGAGATGCTGGTATGATTAAACAATTTGATGATTTAGCTGAAAGACAATTTATGAGAGCTAAAAATATAGCTTCACAAGAAACAACATCTAAACAACTTGCTACTAGCAGATTTATTGAAGAAAGAAGATCAACTAGATCAAGTGGTTTTGGATTAAATGGCTAGACAATTAAGAACAGTATTAACTAATTTTTCTTCAGGAGAACTTAACCCTCTTTTAGCAGCTCGTACAGATGCCAAAGCATATTTTGATGGAGCTAAACAATGTCGTAATTGGTATCTTTTAGATGAAGGTGGAGTTATGCGTAGACCTGGCACTGAGTATAAAAATACTTTTGGTACAAGAGAAACAAGAATAATTCCTTTTATATTTTCTAATGATGAAGTAGCAATATTTGCATTATCAAATAATAGATTAGATGTTGTAGATAGTGATGGAGCTGATGTACAAACAAATATAACTTCTAATTGTAATTGGACTACTGCACAGTTATTTGAATTAAACTATGCTCAGTTTGGAGATACTGTATTTATAACACATAGAGATAATCCTATTATAGAAATTAAAAGAACTTCAGCTACTAACTTTACTGTAAGTTTATTTGCTTTTGAAGATGATGATACTGTTACAGTTAGTAGTACAAATAAAACAACACAACCTTTTTATAAATATGCTGCTAGTACAACTACTGTAACTTTATCAGCTCATGCAACTGGAGCTGGAAGAACATTAACTGCTAGTGCTAATTCTTTTACTAATGCTTATGTTGGTACATATTTAACAGTAAATGCAAAACAAGTTTATGTTACTGGATATACCAGTGCTACTGTATTAACTGTAACTGTATTAGAAGATACTGTTACAACTGGACCTCATGTTGATTGGGAAGAACAATTAATATCTGCTATTCAATGATTTCCTCAAGCAGTTACTTTTCATGATAATAGATTATGGTTTGGTGGTATTAAAAATAAACCATCAAGTGTTATTGCTAGTCAAATAGGAGGATATTTTAATTTTGCTTTAGGTACTGGTTTAGCTAATGAAAGTATTAATGTAGCTATTGCTGGAGATAGAGTTAATGAAGTGCGACATCTTATTAGTTCTAGAAATTTATTAATATTTACAGATGGTGGAGAGTATTATTCTCCTTCTGCTTCTGATACAGCTGCTATTACTCCTAGTAATATAGCTTTTAGACGACAAACACCTTATGGATGTAGTAGAGCTAATCCAACTATATTTGATGGAGCTACTGTATTTTCTCAAAAGAATGGTAAATCAGTTAGAGAATATTTATATTCAGATAGTCAAGCAGCTTATTCTTCAGAATCTATTTCAGTATTATCTTCTCAATTAATTGATAATCCTAAACAAATAGCTATGATAACTGGTAATGATACAAGACCAGAACAGTTTGCTTTTTTTGTTAATAGTGGTTCAGTAAGTAATGGTAAGATAGCAGTCTTTCATAGTATAAGAAATGAAAAAATAGCTGGATGGACAATGTATGAAACAAGATCAGGAGATTTTTTTCATAGTATGACAGCTGCTAATTCTAATTTATTTGTAGTATCTAAAAGACAAATTAATGGCACAACTACTTATGCTTTAGAAAAATTTGCTGATGATGATAGTACAACACTTGATTGTCAAACTGCTTCTGTTGTTTATCAAAAAGGTAGTCCAAAAGTTAATGGAGCAAGTCAAGCAACTAATCAAAAGTTTTTAATTGTTGATGGATTTACAACTGCTCCACAAGTTTTAGAAACATTTACTATTGCTGGTAATACTACAAAATATACTATTACAGCAGTTACAACTACTTCAAGTGGACATACTTTAACTTTAGATCAAAACTTAGCAGCAGTTCCTTCAGATAATGCAGTAATAACTATAGTAGATGGATATATTCATACTGTTAATGCTATCTATGGGCAAATTAGTGTTAATGCAGTATTTGGTAATTCTTCTTTAGGAACATATACAATAGATGCAAATAATAGAATAACACTTAATGCTAGTTCTGTTTCTCCTAGAGCTACTGGAGTAAAAGTAGGATTTAATTATACTCCTATATTAGAAACTATGCCTATTGATAAAGAAATAGATAGTGGTCCTTTGACTGGTCAGCCACGAAGAATTACTAGATGTATTCTTGATGTAAATAGTGCATTGGATGTAAATGTAAAAGCTGCTAATAATAGCGCATATGAATTATTAATTACCCCTTTAAATTTTACAATAGGTAGTGATATGGTAGCAGTAACTGGAAAAAAAGAATTTAACTTTTTAGGGTATAGTAAAAATCCAACAATTACTGTATCACAAAACGACCCTTTACCATTAAAGGTATTGGCGATGGCAATAGAATTGCAGTTTGTGTAGGATAATATGGGTGTAAGTGCAGCAACAATGATGATGGCAAGTACAGTAGTTAGTGCTGCTGGAACATATCAACAAATACAATATCAAAAAGCAGCAAATGCTAGAGAAAGAACTCGTTATGAAAGAGAATCAAAGATGGCTCAAATAGAAGCTATTGAACAAGAAAATCTTAGACGAGATATGTTAAATCAAACATTAGCAAACAATATAGCTTTTCAAGCTGGTGCTGGTTACTATGATGATAGTAGAAGTTTTCTTAATATAAATCAACAAGCTAGAATTAAAGGAGCTAAAGATATTAAAAATATAAAATTAATGGGATTAAGTGTTCAACAAAAATATAGAGATCAAATGTTTGAAAATGATATTGCATTAAAATCAGCTGTATTTGGTGGATATACTTCTATTATAACTGGATTAACAAGTGGTTATGCAGATTACAAATGGAATAAAACACCTTCTAAAAAATCTTTTGCTGTTGATTATGAACAAGCATATGGAAGTGGGGAATAATGGTTCTTAAAGTAGGAGAAAGAAAAGTTTATACTACACCATCTTCATTAGCTAATAGAATGGGTGTTGTTAAAGGACAAACTGGAGATGGTTTTGCTTATGCTGCTGATGCTATTGCAAAAACTATTGATGGTTTTGCTAAAAGACAAGCTGTAGTAGAAGAAGAAAATTGGAAAAATGATTTTAAATTAAAAACTTATCAAAGTTTAAGTAAATTTGCGAGAGAAAATCCTGATAGTCCTACTGACTATATGGCTCAATCATCTAGTTATATAGAAACTTCTTTATCTGAAGCTCCTGATAAATTTAAATCATGGGCTAAAAGTTATGCTGGTATGATGTCAGCTCAAAACTTTAATGGTATTTCTTTAAAAGCTATTAAGAAAAAACAAATACAAGCTGTTACATTATTTAATGAAAGTTCATCTAATGAAATAGCTGACATGAATAATTTAATATTAAATAGTAATTCTAGTGAAGATATAAAAGATTACGAAAAAAAATTAGCTGAAGGAGATACAGATTTTAATGGTTTATATCCTAATTTTACTTCATTATTTGGAGAAAATATTTTACCTAGAATTTCTGAATTAGTTAATTCTTATACTAAATTGTATAATACTTTAGACCCTAGTTTTCTTTCACAAATGGATTCTCCTGAAGAATACATGCGTAAATTAAAAATAGGATTTGAACAAAGCAGAGTTATAGCTGATGATAAACAATTATTAGATCAAGCTATTGCTTTAGAAAAAGAAGGTTTTATTGGAAGTAAAGTAACTGGTTGG